TGGAGAGGAACTGCCATGCTGTTTAAGAATGTCTTCGGTGACGCACCTGCCACCCTCAAGGGCGAAGACGACAACCCAGAGGAGTGGGGGTTTCAGGGCCACGGCGCAGCTTTTGGCAACTTGGACCGAGTCGGTGATGTTATCGCGCCCGGTGCGTTTGATAAGGCGATTCCCTGGTTTAAGGATAACGGGATCATCGCTAACCAGCACCGTTGGTTTGAGCCCATCGGGGCACCCATCGAGGCTTATCAGGACGGCAAGGGACTCTTCCTGGACGCGTCTATCGCTCCTACCGCATTGGGCAAGGACGTGCGGACGCTCATGCAGAAGAAGGTCCTGAAGACCCTCTCCATCGGTTATGACGTCGAGGAGGCAGAGCCGTGGTCGGTTGACCTCCTTCGCAAGACCATCGGCGAGCAACAGTTTGCCAGCCTCACTGCACCGCAGCTGGAGAAGACCTTGCTGTGGGGCCGGCTAATCAAGACCATCTTTCCGCTCTACGAGGTATCTCCGGTGTCCATCGCCGCTAACGGCGAGGCGGGTATCACCGGTGTGAAGGGTATCTTCGACGAGTCGGTGGACAACCCCTTCGGCCTGCGTGCAGGCCTGAAGCTGCAGGACAATGAAGAGGCGGTGCGTGCTACCGTCATCGAATGCTCCAAACTGGCTAAGCGGTGGGTTGACCTCGCTATGCAGTGTGAAAAGAAGGAGGGACGACCCCTCTCGGAGGCGCGTCGAGCTCGACTACGATCCATGGTGGACTGCATTCACGAAGCTCATGGTTCGCTGAAGGGCGTGGCTACAGACCTGGAAGGCCTGTTGGCTGAGACCGCGCCAGAAGATAACGAGGGCAAGTCACTCATCACCGACACTGAGGCCGATGCGTTACTTAACCAGCACATCGCTATTCAGGCCAAGTTGTATGGCCTGAATTATTCAACTTCCAGGAGTAACTGATGGCAGAAAAGGTAGAGCTTACCGCTGAACAGAAAGCCATGTCATGGCAGGGTGTTCAGGAGCTGGTCACGGTCAAGAACACGGAGCTGAAGGACTTCCTTGCCAAGTTCGACAAGGACGGCAGGCTCGAGGGCATGACCGCTGAAGATCGCCGAGAAGCTGAGAAGCGGATGGGTGAGATCGACGCGCTCGGAGCTGACCGCGACGAGAAGCGAGCGGTTGACGAGAACTTCCGGCGGGTGCAGAAGGAGATGCGAGACAGAGGGTACACCAACAACGGTGACCCTTCGCCCTTTCCCGGTACCCCGCCACCCGCTGCGGGTCAGCAGATCCAGGCGTATAAGTCCATCGGGCAGCACTTCGTAGAGGCTGCCGAGTACCGCGAGAAGGGCGCGACCTGGCGCAAGGGCCAGACGCTCTCTATCGCGTTTGAGGACGCCGATCCCCAGCAGGTGATGGACACGCGGTATTACAAGGCTACCCTCTCTGAGGGCGCCGGGTTCCCGCCGTTTGTGCCCCGAGGTCCTCGGATCGAGATGATCCCGCAGCGCCGACCGGTCGTCGCTGACCTCATTCCCCAGGACACCACCACGGTCACGGCCATCAAGTACATGCAGCAAACGGTCTTCACCAACGCGGCCGATGTGGTTGCCGAGGGCGGCGTGAAGCCAGAGGCCGCGCTGCAGTGGGTTGAGGTGACGGTCACGATGGAGAAGATCGCCGTCCTCATCCCCATCACCGACGAGCAGCTCGCCGACGTGCCGCAGGTTCGGTCGCTGGTCGACAACCAGATGACCCTGATGATTAAGCTGAAGGAAGAGGACGAACTGCTCAACGGTTCGGGCGTCTCGCCGCACATCTTCGGCTTCTTCAACAAGCCCGGCATTCAGACCCAGGCCGCAGGCTCTGAGCCAGTGCCTGACACCATCTATCGGGCGATGACCGCCGTGCGGTGGACAGGCTACGCCGAGCCGTCGGGCGTTATCATGAACCCGACAGATTGGATGGGTATTCGCTTGCTTCGGACCGCTGACGGCCTCTACATCTGGGGTTCGCCCTCCGACGACGGGCCCGAGCGGGTGTGGGGCATGACCGTGGTTCCCACCAACGCGATGGCGCAGGGAACCATGCTCACCGGTGACTTCCCGATGTATTCGCACATCAGCCGCCGGCAAGGGATCACGATCGACGTCAGCAACTCGCACGCTGACTACTTCGGAAAGAACTTGCAGGCGATCCGAGCAGAGGAGCGGTTCTCCCTGGAGATCTACCGCGCCTCGGCTTTCTGCCAGATCACCGGAGTTCCGGCGCCTGCGCCGTAAGGGGAAACAATGGCACATCGGACACTATTGGTGGGAGGCCAGGTGGTGCCCGGGTCAGGGCAAGGTGACCCCTTGCTCTGGCACGGCGTACCTAACGCTGCAAGCGCTGGCACCGCTGCTATTTTCACGCTGCACTCGACAGCTACAGGAGGCACCATCAATGTGGCAGTTGACGGCGTAACCGTCGCCACGTTGTTTGACGCCCACCTGGGAACGGCCGCCGACCTACAGGCGGCTATCAACGCTGACCTGGGCGCAGGGTACGCTACGGTCGGCGGCGGTCCATTTGGGACCGCTGACCTCATCGTGACGTTCCCGAACACCGGAGTGCATACTGTTACGGTTGACCCTGCCAACGCGGTGGGCGGCACCGTGACCTCGACCAACTCTACAGCGGCCGTGGCCGCCGTCCCAGCGCCCTACACCAACCGGGCTGCTAAGGGCGCGCTGCTCGCTGACGTAGACAACGGCACGTTCTACGTCAACACCGGGACCCTCACAGCACCGGTGTGGACGGGAGTGACCATCCCCTAACGATGGTGCACCCTCATAGGGGCGATCCCCTCGCGGCATCGCCCCTATGAGGGTCAATCAGGATGAATACTAGGCATGCTAGGTTCATTTAGGCGTGATCTATCGGAAGAAGGGGATGAATCCCCCAGGGAGGATTGGATTAGATGATAGCAGACCGGCACATCTACGTCGACGCAACTAAGACGCGCGCGGTAGAGCAGGGTGACCCCGACGCGGTATACCTTCTCGCGGCACCGGGCCATGAGGTGGACGAGCGCGTTGTTGAGCAGTATGGTTTGACCTCGAGCGCTGAGAAGCTCGAGGACGTCATCGCGCCGAAGGACCCGGCTCACCCGCGTAACAAGGTGAACCTTCCGGGCGCGGTGCGCTTCGGCGGCAGCGACTACAAGGGCTCTGATCCGACGGCCGGCGCCCTCGCAGACCAGGGTCGTGACCACCTGGAGTTCAACGCTGGCCGCCAGCCGGTGAAGAACTCGACCCAGGCTCGCGCCGACGCCGCGACACTCGACGCTACCGGACGCGATCCCGAGACCGTTCGCAACGACAAGGCGCTCACCGGACCCGGCGAGAACAAGGCCATCACGGGTCCCGAGGAGAACAAGACCGTTACCAAGACACCGCCGGCGCCGACGACACCTACGCCTCCGGCGAGCACAGGTGCGGTGCCGGTGGTACCTTCCGCTGATAACAAGGCGGCAGCGTAATGCCCAAGTCGGCGTGGCCTACGCTCGACGACCTGAAGCAGAGGTTAAGCTCTGCGTCGATCCCCTTTGGGACCACCGCAGACGCTAACTCAGACGACGCTACACTTTCGTCTCACCTGGCTAAGGCCATCGCCGACTTTGGCAATGACACGGAGCAGCGGCCCTTCCTGAACACGGGAGGGGCCAAGCTTACCCACCGTTTTTTTGACCCGCCGGGCGCCCCGTACGCCCACGCTCACAGCTGGGCGCTGCGCGGCGGTAACCTCATCT